TCCACTTGCGGCTTGTGGCTATCGAGAAGTTGCAGGCGGCGTCGCCGTTCGGCATGTACCGTATCTCTGGATCTCTGCCCAGGTGCCCCATGAGCATGACTTTGTTTAGCGTTGGCATATTGTGTCCTTGTGGTTGAGTGCCGGTTAGGCAGATTTGTCGAGGGACCGGCGGCTTGCCTCGCTATGAACGGCGTTGGAGTACGCCACCCATCTGCCATGGGCTACCACGATCAAAGGCTAGGGAACGGCTCGTCCTCGCTGAAGCGAAAGACGCTGCATTTCTCCCCTCTTACACGCTTCTTCATCATCTTCAGGATCATGCCGAAGATCGTGTATCTGTTGTACCGCATCTTCGCTGTCGCGTTGGCGATCAGCCTTTCCCGAAGGACATGCACAGGATCATTTCGGTCAAGGTTGACGCCTTCGCACAGGTCTTCAATGAAACGGTCAACGTCAAGATTGGTGTCCCTGGCGGCGATGTAGCACGCTGCTGCGAGGACGCCTGGGGAGACTAGGTTTTTCTTCTTGTGCGTCTGGGCCTTGCGGACAATGGGCTGAATCTCATCGTGATGTTTCCCAACCCACTCAATAAGCTGATCCTTCTGGATCTGCACTGTTCGCGTCGGCATCGAATTAATCTTGTCCGCCAGCTTGCCAAGCTCTGACCGCGTGAACCGACGCGCCGAGGCGCCGCGCCATGTAACGGTGCCGTTGTCGTAGTGAATGATCAGCGTTGCCGCTGACGCGAGGTTGTACCTGTTGTCGATTCCGACAATGGACATCATGTCCGTGTGCGACCTGGACTTGCCCACATCAACAGTAGCGAACGCCCGTTTGTCCTCCAGCCCGCGAATCACATAGGTCGTGAACGGAACGTCGGCCAGTATGCAAGCCTGAAGCCTGTTCTGCCCGTCGATCAGGGTTCCTTCGTTGTCGAACTTGATGGTCTCCCCGTTCAAGACCCAGCGGCCATCAACCATTGCCATCGCGTACTCGATGATTTTGGGCTGCGATTGACTACGGTTCGTTGTGTTGAATAGAAGGTAGTGTTTTGCTTTGGCTGGAGTGATCTGTTCGATCCATGCTTCCGTCGCTACCTTGGGCTTCATCTTCATGACTGCGCTCATGTGCTCTCCTTGTAGTTCCTGGCGAATTGCTCATCGAGGTCAACCTCCTCCAGGAATAAGGCGACCTCGTTTTCAAGCATCGCGATGAACGCGTTGTCCCTAGCTATCCGACGACGGATGAGTTGAAGGTTCGGCGGGAAGTCAGGGTTGTAGCTCACGAAATCCCACCATTGACGCCCGGTAATCCACAGGTTCCCCTGTATCTGGGCAACGTAATTCGACGGCGCCTGAAAAGTGTCCAGCTTCAGGTAGCCGAAGTGCGTTGATCTGTTCGGGCACTTGATCTCGATGCCGCCGTCTTCCTCAATCAGCCCGTCGGGGCTTGACCCGGCAGGCAGCGAGTCGTGACGGCAGAACCCGACCTCGGTTACGAACGCCCCGAACCTGGCCTCGTACTCGGCCCTGCCCAGTGGTTCGCGCTCAGTCCCGAGCTTCATGTCGAACGACGTAAACGACGGGGCTGGCGACCCCGTCAGACGCTCGACCACTAGCTCGGTTCGATAGCCTTTTCTCGTGGCCGCTTCTTCCCCGCCTTTCAGGCGGGCGAGAACGTCGGCGAAGCGTGACGCAGTGGCAATGCCAACGCGTGCGCTCAGCCATTCGGGCGATCCCTGTTCGCAGTTGACGACGATCATGGCTGCTCCTCTGCCGCCTTCTTGTCGCTTTCTTCCTTGGCGGCTGCATCAGCCTTTGCCGCGACCCGCTTCATGCCGGGGTGCAGCGCCTTGCGTTCAGACCGTTGAGCGTCAGTCAGGGAGACCCAGTATTTCTTGTAGACGGCCGTCCCTTGCTGGGCGAATCCGGTCATCTCCTCGATGGCCTTTTCGTCAACACCACCCGTGTCTTTGTTGCCCGTGTCACGGGCATCCAGATCGTCGTCCGCAGCCACGCCGATGATTGCAGCGAAGGCATACCTGCGGTAGTAGGTGATGTTCCCACCCAGCGTTTTCGGGTCGGGGTCGGACGACTGAGGAAGGTCGACAGTCGACATCAAATAGGCGCCCTTGTTGTGATGCAGCTTGGTGGTCAGTTGATTGACCAGCATGACCTCGCCTTCTCCGGCTGGCCGCGAGATGGTGTTCAGCAGTTGGCTGAACGAGAGGCCGTATTTGGACAGCGCTGGCTTGGTCTTGCTGATGATCTCCTGAAGGTCGGCGTACTTGAACTCGAACGACCCGCCCGTCTTGGTGCGGATGTTGACGGTGCGGTTCTTCGGAATCTCGGGGAACTCTCCCTGAGCCTTGGCGAGCGCTTCGTACAGGGCTGCCATTGGGTTGTTCGTGTCATCCATTGTGTGATCTCCGTTTTAGTTGGTAACGCAGCCAGCGGAACTGCTGGCCTATGGAACGACGCAAATGCTCGAACTGGTTCTTGATGTGCGCGTCGAGAACATCCGCCCTGATTTCGATGAGCAGTCGTACCGGGGCGACAGTTGCATCAAGCTCTCTTTGCCGGTCGTCGCTCACTGGATCCCCCGTTTCACGACGACTGGCTGTTTCATCTTCGCCTGGTAGAGCGAGTGCATTCCGTGCTGGCGCAGCGTCAATATGAACTGCGCAGCGCGAACGGCAGGGTCGATGATGACTGGTTTTTTCTGATTGCTCATTGGCTTTCCTTCAAAAGTTCATGTTACTTGAACGGTAGTGAGACGTCAACCGGAACGGTGTTCTTGCATTGCAGTGCATTGCAGTGCATTGCAGTGCATTGCAGTCTCATACTGTCTCAGGTTGTCTCAGGTTGTCTCAGGCCGTCTTGACTGCAATGACACCGCTACGGTAGACTTGTTGCATGAAACACATCACAGAGCTACGACGCATCCTGCTCAAAGGGACGCAGGACGAACGCGCCAAAAGGGCGGCGCGAATGGGGACCACGCCAGGCTATGTTGAAAAACTGGCTGGCGCTTACAGCCTTCCTTCGCTAGACTTCTTCGCAGAAATGAAGCGGGTCCACCCCGAGCTATCGGTGGAACTCGTCATCGCTGCCAAGAAGGAGCGGGAAAAAATTCGCAGGAGGGCTTGACAGAAGATTTTTGCACGAGTAAATTGCATTCTGCCGATGTGGCATTCGGCGTTTTGGGAGTTGTGGGGTAGCCCCGAAGTGTGTTTTACCGGGCTGCAAGGGTGTTAGCGAGACAGGTCTACCCCACAACCTCCCACTCGCTGATGTCCGCGCCGCCAAGCGCCAGCCCGGTAAAGCATTCTCGGGGCTAATTTTTTCCTGGTGCGCGGCTGCAACGGCCGCTGTCCCCGCGTAGGTCTGGGCCTGAATGGGCTGGCAGGGACGAGTACACCGGGGCGCCAACTCCTCGTGACACCACACTCGGCGGGGTGCAACTCCCTTACGACCGGGGTCTAGGCTGTATACCGTGCTGGACGGGAACCGCAGAGGCGCTGCGGGATACACGGTGAGACGTAAATGCGAACCATTCTCAACTCCGCGCTGTGGGGTAGGGGGTGACTGTCCCAGCGAACTTGCCTTCTTTCATGTAGTACGTCTCTTACCGGCGTTGCGGGGTCGAAAATGAACCGTCCCGTTCTTCGTGAGTACCAGCAGCAGGCCATCTCCAATCTGAAACAGGGGTTCGCATCCGGCCACCGTCGCCAGGTGCTAGTTGCCCCCACTGGCAGCGGCAAGTCAGTGATTGCCCACGAGCTTGTTCATGGCGCATCGGCCAAGGGCAAGCGGATCGGGTTCATCGTCAATCGAATCCAGTTGGTCAAGCAGTTCTCCCGCCGTCTTGCCGAGGCTGGGATCGAACACGGCATCGTGCGTGGCGAGGACTCCCGCATGGAGTGGCACAACACCATCGTCGGCTCGATCCAGACTATCGCCCGTCGCGGACTGGTCGACACGCTGGACACCATCGTCGTCGACGAGGCACATGCTGTCCCTGGCAGCAAGGACTACCGGAAGTTGCTCAAGGACAACCCGAAGGCTGCCGTCATCGGGCTGACCGCTACCCCGTGGGCAAAGGGCATGGGGCTTGTGGACCCAGACCTGGGCGATCACCTGTTCCAGAACGCCGTCGTGGCCGCCACGTACAGCGAGTTGATTGCCGAAAACCACCTTGTCGACTGTGACGTTTACGCCCCCGGCCTGCCGGACATGAAGGGGGTGAAGATCGTTCGCAACCAGTTTGGCGAGCAGGACTACGCCGACACGGATGTGGGCAAGGCCATGAACAAGCCGAAGCTGATCGGCGACATCGTGTCCCACTGGATGCGCCTTGCGCAGGGCACGCCGACGGTCGTGTTCGGGTGCGACATCAAGCACTCGATGGCAATCGTCGAGGCGTTCCAGCGGGCAGGCGTGGCGGCCGAACACATCGACTGCTATTGCGACGACGATGAGCGGCAGCAGATCCTTGGCCGCGTCGACAGCGGCGAGACCACGGTCATCTCATGCGCTGCGCTGCTGGCCGAGGGATGGGATCAGCCAAGCATCCGCACCATGATCCTGGCCCGGCCGACGAAGAGCCAGATCAGGTATGTCCAGATGGTCGGCCGGATCCTGCGTCCGTTCCCAGGCAAGGACAGGGCGATGCTCCTCGACCACAGCGGCACGGTTCATTCGCTGGGGTTCCCCACCGAGGACAGGGACTACACCCTTGACGGGTTCACGCCGAAGCCCAAGAAGGAACAGCCGAAGCCGCTGAAGGACAAGCCCTGCATCAAGTGCGGCTGGCTTGAGCCTCAGATGCCGAACCCCTGTCCAAACTGCGGTCACGAAAGACTCGTGTCTTCCCGCCACATCCAGGCGCAGGAGGGAGAGCTAGAACAGGTCAAGCGCGGCAAGGTGTCGATGATCGACAAGCAGCGGTTCTATTCGGAGGTTCTCGGGTACGCAAGGGCAAGAGGCAAGAAGTCGGGGTGGGTGGCGCACACCTATCGCAAGAAGTTCGGCGTCTGGCCGAGGGGGATGAACGAGATCGCCCTTCCGGCATCGCAGCAGACGCTCGGATACATCCACCATCTCAACATCGCTTACGCCAGAAGCAAACAAAGGGAGGTTGAACATGCTTGATGTCGTCGGACGCTGGCCGGACATACTGCGCCGGTTTGGGCTTGAAGAAAAACAACTGTCCGGCAAGCACGCCCCGTGCCCTACGTGCGGCGGCAAGGATCGGTTCAGGTTCGACGACAAGGAAGGGCGAGGCACTTGGTACTGCGGCAACTGCGGGGCCGGTGACGGGTGGGGTCTGGCAAAGCGCCTCACCGGACTGGACTTCGATGGCTGCCGAAAGGAGGTCGCCAAGATTGTCGACTCCGCGATACGGATGCCGCAAAAAAGTCGGCTGTCCGATGAGCAGAAACGCAATAATCTGCGCCAGCTATGGACACAGTCACATGCCCCAGCCACGGGCGGACCAGTCCTGACATACCTGAGTAATCGTCTCGGGATCAGCAAGGTGTGCAGTCACATTCGCGAGCATGACAACCTGCGGTACGACACACAGTCAAGCTACCCAGCGATGATTGCCAGGATCATTCGAGAAGGACGCTGCGTCAGCCTGCACAGGACGTATCTCAGCCAAGGCCAAAAAGCCCCGGTATCCAACCCCAAGAAGCTGATGCCGGGGCTTGGTGTTATTGGGGGGTCGGTTCAGCTTGGCGACGCGGCCGAAACCATGGGCGTTGCCGAGGGCATAGAGACTGCCTTGGCGGCGAGCGTCATGTTCGGTATGCCGGTGTGGTCGGCGATCTCTGCGGCCGGCCTGGAGGGCTGGCAGGCGCCGCCGCAGGCCAAGCGGGTGATCGTGTTCGCCGATCACGATGCAAACGGGGTCGGGCAGTGCGCCGCCTTCAACCTCATGCGCCGCCTCTACATGAACAGCATCGAGGTCGAGGTCAAGGTTCCCGACAAAATCGGTACGGATTGGGCAGATCAATACAAGCAGGCATCATGAGAACAAGGTCAAAGGTTGACGCCAACCACGCCACGATTGTCGGCGCGATGCGCATGATCGGGTACTCGGTTCAGTCTTTGGCCCCAGTAGGGAAGGGCTGCCCCGACATCATCGTCGGCGGCAAATCCAGAAGCACGGGCCGTCCGTTCAACGCCCTTCTGGAAATCAAGGACGGCAACGCACAACTCAACGAGGTGCAGAAGGATTGGCACGCGGCGTGGAAGGGGCAGGTTTGCGTGGTCAGGAACATTGACGATGCGCTTGCCGTGATGGAGTTCATGTCCAGATAGTCATGGAGGGTGGATGTCTGCGTATCTTGGAGAGGCTCAACTGCTGGGCTGGTCGGAGTCCCACAACGCCGGAGCAAAGCTGACGCTGGCCCTGCCAGACCCGAGCGACCTGAAAGCGTTCCGCACCATGACCGTCCGCAAGGGCAAGCAGGCCGGTCAAGTGCTGGCCTGCCTGCTGGTGGAGATGCAGGACGGCGAGGACACCCTGGCGGCGCTGCAGCGTGCGCTGGTAGGGCCGGGGATGATGGTCCGCACGATGCCGGAACCCCAGCCTGGCGGAGAAGTCGGCCCGCTGTGCAGGCTGGCGGTCATGTGGTGCAAGCGGCCTGACTTCCAGGGCTGGCTGCAGCCGGTGTACGACAAATACATGGGCGGCACCGGGGTCGGATCAGGCGACGTAAGCGTCGAGGACTTCCAGACGCCCGAGTTATGGGCCAGGCACGCCGTGCTGGCGATGTGCAAAGTGGACTCGCGCAAGAGTCTCGACCACATCCCGGCCGCCAGGGAATCGTTCGAGCGCCTGATCCGCCTGCCGTTCCACAAGTTCCTTGAGCATCACCGTTTTCTGGAAGCGGCTTGAGGAACGAGGGTGCACAGCAAGAACATCAAGGACGACGAACGTGCCCACATGGCGGCGGTCAAATCGCTGCCGTGTTCGGTATGTAACGTCGCCGGACCCAGCGATGCTCACCACATCAAGCAGGGTAAGCACTTCCTTACCGTGGCCCTGTGTCCGGAGTGTCACCGTGGCCCGCTGATGGGGTGGCACGGGCAGAAAAGGTCATGGGCGATACGAAAGATGGACGAACTTGATGCGCTCGACATAACCCTGCGCCGACTGTCGCTTTTTGCAGGCTAGTTGTATACCCTTCGAGGAAACTTGGCGGCGGAGTTATGTGTTGGAAAAGCATCATCTTTCAGACGAAGAGCGAGTCAGGATTGGCTTGCAGGTAGACGCAATGATCACGGTCATGGCCGAGCGCTACGGCGTTAAACCCAGCCAGATCATCGACGCTGTCCATTGGGTCGAGCATCACAGGGAGTTCGTGTCCAGCCTGAAAAAGGGAGGGCTGCTGTCCATGTTCGGCATCATGATTTCTGCCGGACTTCTTGCCTTGTGGGAGGGCGTCAAGGCATTCATTAAGGTCAAGGGGCAATGACGGACTCGATGATCGACGCCCCCGTGTATGTGGACATCGCACTTGCAATCATCCTTGCCGTGGCGGCCGGCACGCAGTACGTGTGGCTTGCATTCCACGGACACTCGATAGGACGCTGGCTGCAGGCGATAGGGTTTACAGGTCTTGCCATGAGGATCCTTTGGACAGTGGCCCAGGGGCAAGACCCTCACATCGCAGCAATATCCATTGCCCCGCTGTGCATGATTTGCATTGGCGCCACGATCACTGCCGTTCACCAGATGAGATCAATGCTCATCGACGTTCGGTGCCTTCAGAATCCTCTTTACCCGTGCTTCCGCGAAGACAGGTTGAAGAAGGCGGCTCGGGAGCATCGTGCCATTCCTTGAGCGGCTAACCCAGGGCGACTGGAAGCGTATGATCGCGTTCGTCATTTTGTGGGCGTACGCGTATCAACTTGTCGCGTGGCCCATCGTGTTCTGGGTGACGACGATCATCACATCCATCAACGGCTGGCAGTTCCCCGCCCCGCCCATTGTTCCATGGGAACAGTTGACGGCCGGAACCGTGACGCTTGCCACGATAGGTGGCATAGAAACGTGGAGAGAAAAGCGTCATGACCCCTGACATGCTGGTCGGGATGACGGGGTGCCGTGCAGACGTCGCACAGGATTACGCACCTCACATCTCGGCAGCATGTGAGAAGTACGACATCGTCGAGCCGAAGTGCGTCGCCGCCTTCGTTGCTCAGATGGCGCATGAAAGCAGGCTGTTCACCCAGCTTGAAGAAAACCTCTGGTACACGACCGAGGCCAGGCTGATCGCCGTATGGCCCAGCCGCTTTCGTTTGCCTGAACATGGCGAGCGCGAAGACATGCAGTATTCGGACGGGCTGCGCAACCCCAGCTTCTACGTCAGGCAGCCATCCAAGCTGGCCGAGTTCGTATACGGCGGGCGCCTCGGCAATGGGCCGGAAGGTTCGGGCGACGGATGGAAGTACCGTGGTCGCGGCCTCAAGCAACTCACCGGCAGGCGCAACTACGAGCTATACGAAGACACCATCAGGATGGGCGTCGATCAACGCCCCTGGCTGCTGATGTATGCGAAGTACGCGGCAGACAGCGCGGGCTGGTTCTGGAACATGATCTCCGGCAACCGCATGGTCGACGACTTCGACCGGCTAAGTGCGCTGATCAGCGGCGGCAAGACGGGCATCACGGACAGGCGTCGCCTGTTCGACATGGCGCTGTCCGTACTGGCATGAGCCTGGCTTTTGTTGCTGCGCTTCTACCTGTGCGCGGGTGGATTGCCGTAGGCATCACCGCCGTGTCCGTAGGTTACGCGGGTTACAGGGTCGGCTTCTATCTCGGCGAGGAAGTCGGGTTCAGCGAAGGCCATACGCGCGGCACCGAAGAGGAGCGCGAGATATGGCTTGTCGAGCAGGCAAAGGAGAACAAGAAGGCGGCTGCCCACATTGCCGCAGCCACGGTCAAGTACGTTGCCGAGGTGGAGCGTTCGACTGCGCTGCAGAAAACGCTGGCCGTGACGAAAAAGCAGGTGACAAAACTCAGAAGGGAACGAGATGAGGCCATTCAGAAGTACGTCACTGGCAATCAGCGCTGCCTTTCTCCTGATGCTGTTCGGGTGCTCAACGATAGACAGGCAGATACCAGCAGCGTGTCCGGAGTTCCCCCTGCCTCCGGCTCCGGCGCCACTGGAACTCCTACCGGAGGAACTGCCGCCTCTGATCGGGACGTTGCCGAATGGATCAGCGACGCAAGAGAGAGATACTCCACCTGCGCAGCCCAGGTGAACTCGTGGGTTAAGTGGTACGAAGGGCTGCGCAAGTGAAGTTGCCGCCGACTAACCGCTTCCAGTCGATTCTTGATGCCGCAAAAAAACTGAGGGCGGATCGTGCTGCCGCTCGCCGTCAAATGTATGGACCGACAGGAGGAACTCCCGAGTCAGTCGACTACGACTATCAGCAGTTTTCAAAGCCCCCTCTTTCTGTATCGACAGCCAAGCGGCAAGGTCGCCGTCTGAGGGTGCGGAAGCGATGAGCCTCCGCTCGATCTCGTACTCATCGCAGTCAAGCAGTTGCGCTATCTGAGCCGCTAGGTTCTTCAAGTTTGGATTCATTGACGCACGCCAGGTAAGTGTTGCGGTGGATGGCGAGGACCGGAGCTATTGATCCGTCCTCGTCCGTTTGGTAGCCCCCGGCCAGGTTCCACGCCACGGGGATTCGCCTCTTGGCGGCGAGCCTGAACACGAGTTCGTCCCTCGCCTTCATCTCCTCCGTATCGAGCAGGCCGCCGAGCGGATCGTTGATGTGCATGTCCGCTCCCGCCTGAAAGAGAATGATCTCGTGGTAGTCGGAGTCGAAGGCGTCGTAGATGAACTGGCGAACGTCCAGCCAGTCGCGCAAGCGATGCTCGCCGGCAGAGAAATGCCGGACGGTGTTGTACTTCCCGTGGCACTGAGTCTTTACGCAAAGCAGGATGTCGCTGGTCCCGTTACCGGCGTGCTGATCCAGGTCGAGGATGAGGATGCGCCGCCTGCAGTTCTCCGGCCCGATCAGCAGGCGCAGGGTTGCGATTGCCAGTCCGTTGAACGTGCAGAACCCGCCGCCGAAGTTGCGGCCAGCGTGGTGGAACCCAGAGGTCGGGGAGCAGGTGTTGGTCTTGTTCTCCCATGCCCACCTCGCCGCTGCCAGCATCGACGCCGTCGTATACAGGCACGCCTCGGCCACCGCAGGATCGCGGTTGCCGAATCCGTTCGACCGCTCCCCCGAGAAAACGTCCTCGATGTATTCGGGCGAGTGGGCATCCTCCAATGCGTACCTGTCGAGCGGACTGAAGCTCATGATGGTGGGGCGACAGTGCGCCAGGTCTGGGTGCGTGAGCCAGTCCTCGACGGCCAGTCGTGGCTTGTCGGCGGACGGGGAAAAGCTGCGCGTGTTGACCGACATCTCTGGTCGGTAGAAAACTTTTGTCATGTTGATTCCTTTGTGATGAACCGATAGACCGGGATCCACTCGTCGTCTACGAGATGGGCCACAGCCCCCAGTTCTGTTGGATGCATCGGCGTGTATGAGGTGGCGTCGAACCATCGAGATCCTTTCGGCACCTCGATGATCGGCAACTGTCCGATGTTGTTCAGCTTTGCCTTGGCCCTCATGATCGAGGACTCGTGGACGCCAGTCTTGTGTGCGGCTTCGCGCCAGGTCTTGCCCTCGACCATCACCATGCGCAAGGCACGGCGAACCTTTGCGGTCAGGCGCTTGCCGTCAGTGGCGGCGGAGAATTGTTCAGGGGTCATTTGGCGGTCTCCGCAATGGCTTTCCGACAGATGCCCTGTATCGACGCAATGAGGGACTCTATTTCCGTGCCTTCGCATGTCGTCTCTGCCGCGATGTTTTGGAGCGCGGTGAGCAACGATGGCGCGGAGGCAATAAGCCTCGCATTGGCCGCAGCCTCCTCCTCGTTGTAGTGGTAGCCGTTGTTAGCGCTTTCAAGGCACTCAATGGTGCAGACGACGGTGCCATTCTCGTCGTCGTCGTTCATTGGGCCATTGACAATAAGCGGCCAGGCCGCGCTGTCCAATTCCCATGGCCCTGGTGTGTGTGCGTGTGTCATTCCTTGACCTCCTGCAATGCGCCACGGTTGGTCAGTTCGTACCGCTTCAGAACCTTCAGATCCATTTCTGCCGGGTCGTTGACCATGAGTTGAAACACCGTGTTGCGGTCGTTCGGAACCTCGATTTCCTGAACCTCGACGTTGAACCTGTCGTGCAAGGTCTTGGCGTACCTGTGTGCAGCGGCACGAGTTGGCTTGAACATGACGAGGTTCGTGCACAGAACCTTGTAGAAACGCATGGTGATCTCCTGTAAGTGATGCGCTGATGCCAGATTGTCCTGGCCGTCATCCGCCCCGTCCGATGGTCGGTTCATTTCTATCGGGGCGCCTCCGCGTGAGGCTCGATCAGCGCGTTTGTTCGTTAGACCAGTAGCTTCCCGGCCTCACGCTCAACGGCAATGCGTGCATCCTGATGCTGGATGCTCTTGGCGTAGGCGGTGATGCCAGTGACCGCGTCCCACACCGTCTCGATGGGCCTGCCTTCTTCGAGTTGGTGCGTCGCCTTGATCGTGTCCACGAGGCGGGCGCCGAACCTGTTCTTGAGGAACGAGTCGACGTCGTCGAGGCGCTTCGACCTTGCGTCCTCGATGGCCTGCGTCACGGTCATGGTGCTGGACTTGGCGTAGCTTTCCAGGGCCGGGGCGATCTCCTCGATGAAGCGCTGGGGAGCAGAGGCCGTGTGCCTGATCGTGATTTCCTCGTAGTCCTGCCCGCCCCAGATGATCCGGTTCATGCAGGCAAAGTCCATGAGGAACTTCGCAAGGCCGAACGTCTTGTCGCCCACCTCGCTGTTCCACACGAAGAATCCACGGGCCAGCGATCCTGTCTTTCCGTCCCGACGGTTCGGAACCTCGATGCGATTCCGTTCGTCAGCCAGGAACACGAACATATCCCGGTCCGATGCGTACAAGGTGGTGTTCTGACGGGTGATCGGAACTTCCATGCCGAACTCCCCAGGCACGCGGAACCCGTCGCCGGATACGCCGTCGCCGAACTGGCGGATCAGCGCTTCGACAATGGGGGCGTTCCAGATGCGTCCGTATCGCGGCCCGGTCGCAGCGCGGAGCGTCGGAGGGCCGCCGTTCTTGTACGAAAGCAGGCCAACCTCCTCGATGTCGCGCCTGAACTGCAGTCCGTAGTTGACGCAGTCGGCGGCAATCGGGGACGGCAGCTTGCGCAAGTACCCGGCCGGTGCGTCGGCGAGATTCGCCAACTGACCAAACGAGAAGTGGGTCGGCGCCATGCGCTCGTCGTCCACCTCGATCACCATGCCTTGATTGTCGTCCTCCGGCATGGCAACGATGCGTCGATTCGCAACCACCCTGGCGGCTGAGTTCGCGCGGACTGCCTCGAAGTGTTCGAGCATTTCGTCGAGGGACAGGAAGCGCTCGTCATCGGGACGGGTACGCCACTGCTGGGATGCACGGTATGTCCAGTTGTCGTTCATATTGATCTCCTAGTAGATCCACCGGACGGACAGCCCGTCGATGGACAAGTTGACGGCCAGTTGACCGATCTCGCTCTGCCTGATCGAGTACGATCCTTGCTGCCCGTACTGCACGTTCGGGTCGAGATGCTCCTCGATCCAATCGTATGCAGATTTGGTTTGCGGAGTGAGCAGGAAACTTGACCCGCCCCCGCTGATGATGAAGTCAGGCGACTTCACGTTTGGCAATGCCTCGATCTGGTCGAGGATGTCCCTGAATACAGGGTGAATCGGCACTGCTGGTGCGTTCATCGTTTACCTCCGTGCGTCGAAGTCGGTGTAATCGTCAGCGTTGGATAGCGCCGACCAGTATTCGTCGTACGCGTCGTTGAAGTCGTCCCCTTCGTACACCCAGACGATCTCGCAACTCGGGTGGGAGTGGAGAAAACTTTTCTCAGCCATATCTGCCGACTCGGCGTGAGCGTTGATGGCGAATGGCGGGTGGGTCGCGAACGCATCCAGATTCCTGACCCTGAACAGCAGGACGTACGTGTTCTTGTGTGTCATGTGATTCTCCTAGCAGCCGCAGGCTGTTTCACGGTAAGCGCGGAAGTCCGAGATGAACCTGATGAACTGGTGCTCATCAATGTCACCCTCGTCCAGCATTGACGCGAGATCCCAAAGCTCGTTCGTGCCGAAGCGCTTGGCGAATGCAATGGCCTGGTTCTTCGACACGGACGCTGCCTTGTAGAGTCCGGCGTGATCGAGGTAGTCAAGCACCTCGTCAACGTCGAAGTCGACCGGAATTGCAGGCGCCTCGCCGTCGTCCTCGTCCCAAGCGTCGGCGGTGAACTGCACGTTGACGCTTCTGACCTTCTCCTCGGCAAGGGACGGCGTCATGTATCCGCCTTCCCATCCGTAGTCGAACTTGTCCAGATACGACGAGCGATACTGGTGACGGGCAAAGCGTTTCTCGCCTGGCTGCGTCCATGCGTATCTGTTCGACATCCACCGTTCGTTCCACTCGACGCCGAGTTCGTAGTTGAAGTGGGCAACGCGCCCCGACCAGTCCATCATCACGAACTTGTTCGAGATCCCGATGTGATCGGAGATGATCTCGATGAACGCGGGGTCGAACGCGAGGTCGACGCTGCCATTGAGCAGCGGGCGCAGGTAGCGCTCGATGTAGTGCCAGGTGTCCGACTTGGTCTTGTCGCCCTCGTTGCCGATCTGGAGAACCCCGTTGTGCATCAGCCACAGGCCGGGCAGCACCTCGTACGGGTGGCAGTTCTCAAGGCTGACGTCGCCATGGGTGCGCATCCTGAGATGGATGGCGCAGTCCTTGCCGTCCACGTTCTCGCGCCAGAAGTCGATGGCTTGCGCACTGTCTTTCGGCAGGGCTTTTTTGATGTGCAACTTCTCGCCGTCTGAATACATGACGCCGATTCCGTCTGAGTTGTACCAGTAGAAGTCGGCGATCTGTTCGTCGTCGAGCAACGGGGAAGTAGCTTTTTGCGTAATGAGTAGACACATGATGTGATCTCCGTTGTGTGTGTTCGTTCGTTAGGCGGCGAGCGCTTCACGTTCGCAGCGGCGAAGCCTGGGTTCAGGCGGCTCCGCGTTTGTGCCGTCGGACGTCTCTGCTTCGAGCGCGACGGGTGTGCTGGCCGCAGGGATGATTCCCTTGGCCCGCAGGAGTCGGCGCAGGTAGCGCGACTCCCTCTTGTTCTGAGGCAAGCTAATCCACTTGATGAAGTCCTCCGTTCCGAGATGAGTGATGCTGGTTTGCTTGGCAAAGAAGTAGCTCAGCCAAGTGAACTCAAGGCAGGCCATGATGGTTTCGACCTTGAGCGTTCCCCGATACAGGCGGAACTCGACCGTTTTGCGGGGCTGGAAATTCAGCGCTTCATAGCGGTCGTAGTTCATGCAGGTCAGGTTGTTTTTCGCCAGAACCGCCGCATGAATGGCGCGGTCGCTGTCGCCGATAGACGCTGTCTTGTCGACGAACTTCGCGTACCCGGCTGACTTGCCGTACCGACGGGCGACGGCGCGGATCAGCTTTTCGTTCGACGGGTTATGGATGAACAGCATCAGCCTGGCAGCCTCAAACGGCGAGAGGTCCGCCTTCGTGATGTGAACATGCAGCCCGCACGTATTCGTGTCGTGGGACTTGCAGCCTTTCAGGTTGGCATTGGCGAACCGCTTGAGCCATGCCTCGTGCGTGTCGAGTCCGGTGTATCCGGAAATGACCTCGAACCCATGGCTGAGGGATCCGTCCTCCTCGAACATGACGTAGCGCCGGTCCGTGTTGACATGGTTGTTGATCGACTCGGCGATTTCGTCTCGGATATTGGATCCGCACTCGATCTCAAGTTCGAGTCCCATCCACACGCCGGGCTTGCGCTTGTCGTATGCAGACGGAATGTGGCCGACCTCGTCGCCCGAGTGATAGTCCTGAATCAGCCTCGAAGATCGACTGTCGTCGTCATCTTCGTCGTAGTCGTTGTCGTAGTAGCTTGCGTACCAGTCCTCGTACGCTTCCTCGCTGCTGAAAAAGCAGTGGTCGCCGTTGTCGGGCCGCAGCAGATCGCGGCGGTGTCGCCCGAAGTCGCTCGTAACCCAATCGTCAGCGTCCTGACGTTCGTATGCGCCAAGGCAGTCGTAGACCGGCCACGCGACACCGCTGTGGACATAGGCGCCCATGACCGATGAGTAGAGGTAGTCGCGCTCAACGCACGATTCGCACAAAAGGTTGTCGCACTCGTCTGACCCGTGGGCTTCGCCGAACACTTCATGGGCGCAGCAGTGGCAGGTGAAATACTCAAGCTCGCCGTTGCGGCCTGTCCAGTTATCGATGATCAGGTAACGCTTGATGAACGCTGGAGCTTCACTCAGCGTGTCGAGAAGTAACTCGCCGTCGCCCTCGTTGATTGCCTGCGTAATCAGGCGCCCAAGGCGTTCAAACTTTGCCTTGACGGCCATGAACTCGGCATTGCTTTCAGCCTGGCCGAACAGGCGCCGAAACGTAGGCTCTCTATTGAGGCGCATCTGTCCCCACCTGTCCGCCAGTTGGCACGACAGGTTGTTGCTCACCGTGTTCTTGACGGCGTCGCGCATCGTGTATCCCCGCGTGATCCGAGAGAACACCGTCTGCAAAAAAGGCGTGGTCAAATAGTTCATTTGTGATCTCCGTTGTGTGTTGTTGATGATCGGCAGGCGAACCTAGCCGTCGTATTCGACAAAGTCGCTTCCGTCCCAATGAAGGGGCGGTTCGTACATTCCCTCGCGCGTCCAGTACCCGCACTCAAGAATGTCCACATCCGACGGGATGCCGTCGGGGTACACGACTTGCAATTTCTCGACGTCAATCCTGACGATGAAATCGAGTTCTCCCTTGCAGTCATCGTCCTCGGAGATATTGACCACCGTGCCGACTTCGTCGAACTCGACGGTGCCGCTGCTGCTATGCGCAATCGTCATCGCGGAACCTCGACCGGGATGATTGATCTGCCGGTGGTGCTAATGTCGATTGGCCTGCCGAGGATCGACGAGAGCGTCACCCCTGCGCAGTACGGAGTTATGAAGTCGGCGATTGCCTCGACTCCCTCTCCGTCCCTGTGTCCGTACAGCGTCCACTTGACGAAGCCGCCGGTTTCCTCGGCGCACTCAAACGCTTCCTTGGCTGTCTCGAAAGACTCGGCAATGTCCTCGCCGTTGGGATGCGCGTAAAACGCGCACGGCGCGATCTCGTAGCCGTCGAATGCTTTGCGGAGAAGTCCGCAGGTTATGTTCATTTGCCCTCCATGTTTGCCACTTTGGCCGTCAGTTCCTCGATCATGGCGAGGATGTTTTCACGCGCGTCGTCCAGAAGCGGGACGTCGTCGAATGTGCCGTCCACCGGCATCAAGTCGACCAAGCACTCGGTCACGAGCGTCTCGGCTTCGGCAAGTTGCTTGATGGTCTGTCTCAGTTCTGCGGGGGTCATCAGTTTTCCTCGTATGGGTCTGATCGTTGATCACACGGACCATCGACCACCTGGGCGGGTATGCCCTTGGCAGCCAAGATGGCAGCGAACCGCTCTGCTTCGCCCGGCTTGTTGTGCTGGCAGACCGGGTAAACCTTCTGCCGTCGGGCCTCGTTCAATACGTCGAACATGGTCCCGGCCGACTCTCCGGTGTAGTTGCACCACGAGGTGCCGTTCACCTTGATGTGCTGCATTTGCCCTCCGTGAGAATGAGAAGTACGGCGACTGCCACTGGCAGCATGACCGGCATCGCCACCATGACGATGAATGACACAACGCTCATCATGTGATCTCCTGATCGGGAATCGCCCCGTTGCTGCCCTCCTGCGAGGGCAGGGGCCGAGCGACTCAGCCGCGTTCGTTCGTTAGGCGGCTTCTTCTTCCTCGACTTCCTCGGGTTCGTACTCGGTGTCGAGTTCGAGGCCGAGCGCGTCCTCGGTGCGGTCGACGATGTAGCGGTTGCCGTCGTCCGTGTAGACGTAGTAGTTGCCTACCGGCGCACGGTCGAACACCGCTTGGAAGTTTTCGTCGGTGCCTTCCTCGACGTAAGCAAGGATGAGTTCGCTGAGTTCTTGACGGGTACGTTCACGCATGACTGTTCTCCAAAGGGTTGTGTTCCTGCGGTTGCAGGTCAATGCACACGGCGGAGCCATGCGCATTGATCTGCGCTACGGGTTGTCCGTAGCACTACGCGCCGGACCGAGGTCCGATGCGATTTCGCTGAGGCTTATGTGCTTTTGTTGTTCGACGGCGCCTCGAATAGGCCGCGTTGCTTCCCACATCCATGGGTTCTCCTCTCGCCGTGTCACCGTGTCCGTTGCCAGCGGACCGTGTGGCGTGCTACCCGTCGCTTGCGGCCTTTTGGGCACCACCGAAGTGGCCTCTGGAGTCCGACCGTTCAAAGCGGGCCGTTCGCTTACCGTGGGATCAGCCACGGCACCGGGACGTCGCCAACCGGAACCTCTTACCCGTAGGGTCTGCGGAAATCCCTCTTGCATGGGGACCGTGGCCTATCGCCCTACGGAGCTTTGCTCCGACCGGCTTTAGCAACTTCGTTGCTTCGTCCGTGATCGCTGAGGATTTGAGCCGGTTTCGCCTCTTAGCTGATGCCGGCTGACCTCGCGATCTAATTCCAAGTTACCACAGCGGTAATCGACTTGTCAAGTTCCCTAGCAAGTGCCGGACACTTGCCACCGAAGGTGGAGTGCGTGTGGGCGCCGCATAATGCGATGCAAGTGCCAGGTCAAGCATGTGATGCACAGCGCAACGCGCCGGGGCGTGTTATGCGCGAGCGTCATGCGCCGGGGCGGCGCGTGTGTCATGTGAGCGGGCCGGGGCGCGTGTCATGCGGGCGCTACACGACGCGGGTTACGGTTGCGGTTGGCATGTGCGGTGGCTAGACTCGATTCATCCGTGGTCCGGTTGGTCGAGACGCGCGACCTTCTGGGCTACCGGCGCATGGTCTCCATCATGTGATCTCCTCGCACCGAATCGCTTTCGGTTTGGCCCCCTCTCAAGAGGGGGCGCTTCTTATTCAGGACTCGCAATGGGTTGCAAGGGCAAGAAGAAGGGCAAGAGGGGCGGCTAAGTTGTCTGCCGAAGCGCAGATGACGGTTCCGCAGGCACTTCGTGCCATGGCGGACAAGATCGAATCCGGCGTATGGGATGGAGGGGCAGCGGCCTGTGTCGTCGAGGTTCGCGGCACGGCGCACGTATGCACCTTCGATGGCGGCGACGGCAGTCGTGGCGTCGCGCTGCTCGCGATAGTGGGTGCCGAGATTGCCTCCGGCACCGTTGGGAGGGTCGAGCATTGAGCGTGCGCGAGCGTCTCACCGAGTCCTACGGCGAGGATCTCCTATTCATGGACGGGTACGACGATTGCATCGTCGGCATTTGTGAGCGTGCAGGCCAGCCGCCAGTCGTCGCTTATGACCGGGGAAAGGTCATCGGCAAGCTGATGGGCGACGGGATGACGTACGAAGAAGCTGAGGAGTTCTTCGGGTTCAATCAGGTGGGCGCGTGGCTCGGCGACTCGACCCCTTGTTTCATTGCGAGCTTCGAGGTGGTCAATCAATGAGCATGAGGTGGGTTTGGCACGTTCTCACGGGCCTCACGCAACTGGGCAACGCGATCCTGGGCGGGTTCCCCGATGAGTCAACGTCGAGTCGCGCGTACCGGCAGCATCACAAGCCATCGTGGGCGATTGCCGAGAAGATCATCAACGGCATCTTCTTCTGGCAGCCTGACCATTGTCGGCAAGCGTTCGAGTCAGAACTGAACTATCGGCAGGTGGATCCCGACGTACGGGATGCCATAGTCAAATGGCGGATGGGCTTGCCCGAGGTTGTCGAGGGAGGTGACATGGCGAAGTCAAAGGGCGGAATGATTGTCGGCGACGTTTACTTCGACAGTGCCGGTGAGTGGCGTTGGCGTATGCGGCGCGGTGGCAGGATCATTGCCGACTCATCGGAGGGTTACGTCAGCCGGAGCAATGCCGAGCGGGCGCTAAGCCGGATGGTTGACGGGCTGAAGCGTGGCGCATTCCAGATGAAGGATGATGAGTGAGGCTGTTTCCGCGTAGCGGACAGTCGATCTTCGATGGGCTGACTAGAGTCAGCCGTTTGGTGTTCCCCCATGAGAATGGGAACGGGATCATGGTCGACCATGGCCTGCCCACATGGACATGGAGAGACATTACCGGAGTCCTGCGGCCGGACCCGAGCGGGCTGAACGCCCCGACCCTGGCAGCGTTCCGTGGCGGCGCCTGCCGGGCGTACGCATTCAGTGCCACCGACAAGATCGACTGCGAGTTCCATATCCCTCACGATATGGTCTTGTGCGAAAACGCTCCCCCGCTTTACCTGCACTTCCACTGGACGCACAATGGCACGGCAATCAGCGGGGCGTTGGAGGCCACCGCGTCGTCAACGTACGGGACCGGGCACTATCTTGGCACCTTCGGTGCCGAAAAGACGTTTGCTTTCAGCAAGTCCACACCGAACATCGCGACCATCCCGCAGTATGTGCACGGCATCGAGGAGGTCGAGATTGCCCGATGGGGCGGCGGCACCGGCCTGTACGACATTGCCGACATCACGGTTGACGGCCTGTTGATGGTCGACCTAGAGGTCGACACGATTCCCACGATCACGGGCGGATCACGCGCGGAACCGTTCATCCTGCATGTTGACCTGCATTACGCCTCGACTAATATCGGGACTAGGAACAGGTCGCCTGACTTCTGGCTGAGGTCGTGATGGTCAACGGTGCTTTGGTCGTCGGTGTCGAGAGGTTCTATGCTGCGATGCAGGATCCCCGGTTCATCCGCCTTTCGTGGCTGAGCGGGTGCATCGACGGCATTGTGTTCATCACCCTCGAAGCGCCGGAAACCGGCCTCAACGTCGAGATGGTTGCAAATGCAATGGTGCAGCGCGGATACGAGGGATGGTGGTTCTGATGACCATTGACGCCAACATGATCGTCGGATTCCAGTTCGGCTTCGCCGCCGGGTTCATCTTTGCCGGTGTGATGGTGGTCATCGTGACGCTCATCCACAGTGGATTGCCGCCACGGAAGAACAGGTTGCTCTGATGGACGACTCAGCCGCACGCGCCCTGGCGGACTGCCTGTCAAAGGCGAGGGAGCAACTGCTCGCAAGAGGGGTCACTCCCCCCTTCATCGTCAACCTTCATCCCTCATGGGATGACGAGGTCAACCTGAAGAACTTCGGCAAGGTCATCGAACGGACGGATTCAGTCATCAGACTGAGGGTCAGATGATGGGCGGTTTCTTCCGGCAGCCAGACGAGGATTACGTGTATGTCACGCACGCAGGACTGGCGTTTCTCACCGAGCAGGAGTTTCGTCACTGGCGGCGCCTTTCCAAGGCGGAACGTGATCTCGCCTATTTCTTCATGGTCAAGCTCGTCGAAGACGAGGAAGCAGAACGCGCAGCCCTCGCATTCGCAGGAGGAAAACTCGCTGCCTTTCCTTGCCCTCCGATTCCTGTGGCTGAGCGTCATCGCTTTTGGATTCATCGGAATCGCAGTCCCTTTAGGACTGGCAATGCTCGCTGAGAGGCTCAATGAAGCTACGCGTGATTAAGCGCAGGACAGTTTCCGCCCTTGGCAGCGACCATCGTCCGTCAGGATGGGTCAAGTTCATCCACCCAGACTTAGCAGAGGACATTCGCAAGAATGGAATCGGACAGGTCGAACAAATCACCAACTTCTTCGGCCCAGCAGTCATCCGCACAATGGAACGCGCAAGTGATTGATCCAACAGCGGTTGTTGCAGAGCAACAGGGGAAGGAGAACGAGAGTCAGAATCACTCCGTTTCAC